AAATGTATTCTCTAATGCAAAGAGTAAAAAGGTAGATGTAGTCAAAAGGATAGCTGAAAACGACAGATATGTCCCTAAAGTCAATCCAGATGGTAAAATAGACTCATATGATGCTTTGACCAGATTGAAAGAAGATATAACCCCTATAGCCAAGACAGAGAGGACTTATATCGAACAAAACAATGCTGAGATAGACTTCAAACAGTTTCAAAATGAGATACTTGAAAACCTAAAAAAGTACAAGGCTGAAGGTGCTGGATACAACTCTAAATTAAGCAGGGTCATATCAGACCTCAAGAGGTACAAGAAAGAATACGTCAAAGACGGTAAAATAGACCTTATAGCTTTAGATGACATAAAGAACGCAAAATACGGTATCGCCAACTGGGATAATCCAGACGCCCAGATAACAGATAAGCTAGTAGCTAGAGTTTCAAAGGATAATATCTATAAGGCAGTAGAAAAAACGCTACCAGAAGCCGAAAAAGGCAACCTAAGAGGCATAAACAGAGAATTGGAGGAATTATACACAACGAGAGACTTCCTAGTCCAGCTAGGCAAATCTACGGTTAAAAAAGGCAAACTAGGAGGGTACTTCGCCCAGACTATCGGAGGAATGATAGGATCCCATGCAGGACCAGTAGGCACTTATGTAGGATCAGAGGTTGCTCGAGGAGTACATGGAAAGCTGATGAAAGGAGCCATACAGACACCTAAAGAGATAAAGATAGTCCCGACAAAGGCCGAAATAGTGAGAAAATTAGAACAAGCAAATCAGTCAGTGAAAGCACCGACTAGTGCTGCTAATACGACGATGAGCAATAGTTCTAACATAGCTCCTATCATACCACAGAAAGAGGTAAAACTCAATCCAGAACTGAGATATATAAGAAAGTTTAAAGGTCGATAATAAATCTAATAATCCGAACATGACAGAGAAAGAAGAAAGAGAAATATTCGTAATGTTAGCCAGGATAGATGAAAGGATAAAATCTGTCCAAGACAGTAATGAGAAAAAATTCGAACAAGATAGGATAATGTTTACTCAACACGATAAACGGATATGCGGTCTAGAACAAGAAAATGCTATAATCAAAGGAAAGGCAACTATTCTTGGAGCTATATCAGCATTTATTACTGGAATATTCATGTGGTTATTAGGAGGAATTGATATATCAAAAATATGGAAATAAGAACACAATTATTAAAGACTATCCTAAGGGCTGTATCTAAAAAGAACTTCGAAGACTTCAAGAATGATCTTGGCAAGCGGGAATCAGGAAACAATTACCTGATCAAGAATACATTAGGTTATTTAGGAAGATGGCAGTTCGGTATGGCCAGGCTATGCGACTATGGTATAGTCGAGAAAGTGGAAGGAAAATATAAATGGATGAACGGATACTCGGAGGAAATATTCCTCAACAATCCCTGTCTTCAGGACAAAGTATTCAAATGGCATGTAGAAAACCTGAAATCATACATCGAGAAGAACCTATATGATTATCTGGGAAAAAACATCAATGGGATATACATCGATGTATCCGGATTAGTGGCAGGATCCCATTTAGGAGGAATAGGAAATGTCAAGAAGTTCCTGCAAGCAGGAGAGAACAAGGTCGATGCATACGGGACAAGTATTGGAAGCTATATACAAAATTTTACAGGATATAGATTATGAATCAAATATTTAATAGTGTCACAAAATTAGTCCTTCTGGCCATGATATTGGGATTATTGGTATTCACCTATCAAGGAATAACCGATTCGAAGGACTTCATCAGTTTATGTTTCATAGTAGTATCATATTACTTCGGGAAAAAGGATGGACAGGCGAGTATTGACAGTACTAATGTCAAATGATATTATAAAAGAGCATTTTATTTATTATTATTCACATCAAACAGGGCTACCTGTTTTTTGTGTTTTGTGGTATAATAGAGCCAGTACCTTGGTGATCAGATGAGAACAGGAGAATGTCCTTGTTGCCATCGATGGACTTCATTGACTCGCCACCATGTCCACAAGAGATTTGTATGGGGAGAGAATGATGACATCATACTGCTTTGTCGTAGATGCCATGATAAAGTAGAGGCTATCGTATCGAGAAAAGAAAATGAAATCCTTAGGCAGTACCCAAACCTAGGGAAACAGGCAATGAACGAACTTATGAGGAATCAGAATGAATCAGGAAGAAATACAAGAAAAAATGGACGCAGAACTTGAGAAAATGGAACGGATAATCCAGAAAATCCGGACACATATCAAAGCAATGGAATCAAGCATGAGACAAGGTTATATGGGACAAAGTCCATACTGGGACAGGGTCATCTGGAGTGATTAGGGCAATTGATACGCCCTTCTTTTTATGTTAGAATTAGATAGGCAGAGTTTCTTGGTTATTCTTTACTTTGCCGGCCATTTATCCCCCGCTCGGGGGATTTTTGTTGTGGAAAAGGTGTGGATTGATGGTGGATATCTGTGGATACAGTTGGTACGTTTCCGCCCAACCAGTTGGTACGTTTCCGCCCAACCAGTTGGTACGTTTCCGCCCAACCTATATATGTACATAGATTACTACATAGAATACAACAGAGCTGAAGCTGGGGACAAAATTATATTTGACAAATTCTGTAAGATAGAGTAAGATTAAAACACGAGGGAGATGGTGGTGTACTAAGTTATGAAAATAACTTCAATCCACTCCCTGGTAAATAAAAAACAGGAGGAAGTCTAACATCAAAGTCTGGCTTCCTCCGATTAAAGAATAAAACCATGATTAGTCAAAATAATTGCTTGAATAAAAATAAAGATTGGAACATAGGATCAATAGTAAATATAGGGTTTATGAGAGGATTGAAGATAATAGCAATAAATTCAGAAAAAGATAGATTACCAGATATTTACACATTAGAAAGTGCTAATGGAAAGAGATATGAGTTTATTCCTCATAATGGATTATTCGCAATATAATACCATGATGGAAGACGAAGACAGAGACGAGGAAGATACTCATCCGCAGATGGGGGAAAGATAATAACATAAACCTATGAGCAAATTTATAATAGCCTTGCTAGTGGCTGTAATACTAGCAATCATAATAAGTAACCCCATGAATCCATGCTCGGACAATGAGCATAGTTGTGGGACACCGTTCAGTGGTGAAGTAATAAAATAAAAAATTATGGAAATCTTAACAACAATATTAATAGCGATAATAACTGGAATGATATCCTATGATCTAGGAGTAAAAAGCGAAAAGAAAAAAACGTCACTCATGATTTCAAAAACACTTAATGAATTAAGGAATGTCATCAAAGAATGTCAAGAAGAAAGTATCGAAGAACCTGCTTTCAAGAGAAAGGGAGAAAAGCTAGAAGGATATTATAAGGGTAATATTAATTAATATGGAAAAACATTGTATCAAGTGCGGGAGACTACTTCCTGCTAATCATAAGAAAAAATATTGCGTAGGACCAAGACATGATTGCGATTGCAATAATGAATTGAATAAGTGGAGAGAGGAAACTAAAAAATCCATCAGAGAAATATTGCATACAATCAAGCCTGCTGACTTAGAAGAAGGCTGCAAGAAGCAAGAAGAATTATTATCAAGATTATTCAATTAACATGGAAATAAGGATAACAATATTAAAAGAAGAATTTAATAGCATAACAATGTATCATTATATAGAAAATAAGATAATGGACATGAAGAAGAATGGAGAATCAAATTTTGTAGGATTCACCAATGGGTTTGCATTAATAAGCGATGACATAAGGGACATACAGCGAGCATATGCCATTATCAGGAAGTATGTATAAGAACAGGATAGAATTCGCTGGAGATGTATTCTACACAGAGGAGCGAGACGGTAAAGTAAAGATACACATCAAGGCGGTAGGAGGTTACGAGATAAGAATACAAGCAGAGTTCAGAGGATCGCTGCTCGATAGAGCCAGGAAGATAAAAGTAGGAGACAACATATTTGTCGAAGGCTCGCTGGCCATAGATGAAAAAATAGTTCCAGGAGGAAACAAAACTTATAAAACGAAGATCCTGGGGAAAGAATTAGAAGTAATTAAGGTTTAAGAAAATGACACAAGAAAAAGAAACTTGGGAGGAGAGATTTGATGGAAGGTTTAGACCAACAGATATCGGAGATTATACCATAGCACCAATACCTCATATAAAAAGCTTCATCTACCAAGAAATCCAAAAGGCAAGAGAGGAAAAAGATAAGGAGTGGAGGGATATACTAAAGCAAAGGATTGAAATTGCAGAAGTTTGTATTGAAGCATCAGAGAGAGGTCAAGATTTAGGAGGAGGATTTACTCCAAGAGAAGAAATAGAAAGTGAAACATCAATAAAGATTGCATTAGAAACTTTATTAAAATAATAAACAAAAACAATGACTAGAGAAATAAAATTAACAATGAGTGAAAGTTGGATGAGAAATGATTTTGATGAAATACATTCAATTCTAGAAGATACCATAAAAGAATTTATACCAAATAATGAAAGAATAATAAATATAGAGGTTAAAGAACAATCTGGATTTAAAAGATTCTGGATTTATTCAGAAATTATTAAAAATGACTAACCTACAAAAGCTGACCACATTAATTGTGGAGGCAGTGCCAGAGATAATGGAGTTGAAATTTGGGTGTAGAATATATAATAGCGAAAAAGGAATACAGGTAATAAACGACGAAAGAGGAACAGGAAATGGTAGCGTAAAAGTTTTTTATACTAAATGTAGTGTTTTTTATAGCGATACTTTTAAGGATAATAAAATTAAGCAGAATACTACTAATGATATATGGTGGGATATCCTAGGTCGTGATATTAATCTTGAAGATTGTTTGGTGGCTTGGAACAAGAAATTATTAGAATTTTGGGGAGATGGCATATGTCTAAAAAAGGCTGGAATGAATCCTCAATTAGAAGACATAATAATTAATTGGCTACCAAACACACCCCTCTCTGACCAGAGTGAGGACACAATTAATAAGCTGTTAACATTATTAAGTTAATATTACTACAATAATATGGAATTAAAAAATTCACTATTTATATTCGAAACAGAAGAAGATCTTATAAATTTCTGGAATGATTCAATAGGAAAATGTCAAAGTAATTCCACTATTGAAAGAAACACTTTTATTGTCTGTAAAGATAATTGGATATTAAAATTGATTAAATTTATTCTAAGAATAAGGAATTAAATAACATACTACAATGAAAATAAAATCATTAACATACATAGACGACCACGGAATGGATAATACATATACCGTTGGAGAGTATGGAGTAATAGAAATAATAGAGCATTTCTCGGAATGGGAGGGAGATAAATGGTATTATGATATTATTAGAGAAAAAGAAACGATAAGAATGTTTAATTTTGCAAGGGTAACTTTTGATAATCAACAATAAACTTATGAACAAAGAAGAACTAAGAAAATTAATCATAGACAGTGTAGAAAATACAGATGTTATGACAGTAATGGTTAATGAGTTTGAAAAAGAGGTTAAACAAGACTTCCTAAGGGAGGTGTTGCCAGCCGAGAGAAAATTTGTATCAAACTCAGATGGAGATTATACATTTGGAGAAAATAATAAGGTTATTTATTTTAATGGGTGTCGCCAAGAGATAATTAATAAGGCAAAGTTAAAAGGAATAGAGATATGAAAAAACTAATATTAACAATCGCACTATCATTATTTTTGATCGCACCAACTCAAGCCAGTATAATGAGCGATATAACAATCCAAAGACTACCAACAACTCAATACCTCAATCATTGTCCAGTCGGCTCATTCGGTTGCTTACACGAAGACACCAAACAGATATTCGTAGATACTGACAGGACAACAGAATTTGACGAGAAGCTAACCGTACTTCACGAGATATGCCACGCTATCATAAGACCTTATCAGGAATGGAGCGAGTTCGAAGAGTTACAATGCAACGATTTCGGGATATGGGTATTATTTGGAGAGGAGTATGCGAAGTATGATACCGGATTTTATAAAAAGATTATAATTAATGGGTTAAAATAAAAACTATGGAAGACCAACAGAGCTTGGATAAGAGATTAGACAGAGTATCAGAAGAATTAGAATTAAAAGTTACTGATATTATTTTTAATAGAGAGTGTGGGTGGAATGCTAAATTAAAAGAAGCAATAAAAAGTACACTCGCCAAAGAAGTAAGAATAGCAAGAATGGAAGTAGAGAGTATTAAAACATTAGGAATTAACGGAGAATACCATTTAGTTATCCAAAACGATCAGATTACCAATGAACAAGCCAAAGCACTAGGAGAAGCATTTGAATGCAAAGTATTACTTATTCCAGACATTAATAAGATTAGAGTATTAAGGATTCCTAAGAGAATGGAAATGCGTATTGCATGGGGAAATACTCCTAGAGAAGCTCTTAAAAATTCAAGAAAACAACATTAATCATGTCAGTAATATTCAACCAAAATAAGCAGGAGTTTAATCCTGACAATAAGTGGGAAGTCCCGACTTATATATTCGAAGGAACAAGAGAACAATACGAGCAGGAAAAAAAGAATAAAAAATTAAAACTGGCTATCGATAAAGACGACAAAGAAGCTAATGTGTTCTTTATTGATCCGCAGGTAATAAGAAGATGAAAGACGTAGAATATTTTAAAAATTGTATTTTTCATATGAATGATACAACAGAAAGAGGAGAAGCAGTGCAAGTAGATTTTGAATCATTGAGAATAAACAGATCTCCGATGCCATCAATAAAGGGAAGGTTACCTATGCTAGAATTAGGCAAGGAATACTATTTTATCGATAAACCATTTTTATGTACTTGCATGAAAATATGCAAAGGAATATTGGTATCAAGGAAGGAAAGTTTCATTGAGGATAAGAAAGGAAAGAAGGCTTATTACAAGTATGAGTTTGATAGTAATAATATGGCAGATGGAACGGTGTCAGACAGAAGATTGATATTTTCTCTTGATAAAAAAAAGGAAGCGATGGATTTTGTCGCTTGGTATAATTGGGTAGTAAATTTAGAGAGAATGAATAGACATAATCCAGAATAAAAATAGCAACTTAAAAATATTCATGAGACTTCAGTATTATTAGGTAATAATTAATAAGAAAATGAAAATAGATTTTATCACTGGATATGAGATTAGATTCAATAAACATCCTAACAGAAAAAATAATCTCAAAATTAGTGCAATGTATGATTTATATAAAAATGGTTACTCTCTTCAAAAAATAGGTAAACTTTATAGAATATCAAGACAAGCAGTATATGATTTATTTAAATCTAGGGGTTATGAATTAAGGACTAAGAAGTTAAGTGGATTAATAGAGTTAGATGGAATAAAATTTACAATAATGAAAGGAGGATATTTAAGAGGCACAGTTCCAAATCAAGGAAGAATGACAATGCAAAAATATGTATGGATAAAAAATAAAGGACATATTCCTAGTGGATATGTAATTCATCATAAGAACGGAATAAAAACTGATAACGATATTAATAATCTTGAACTTATAGAGTTAATCAAGATGAGTGAAGTATTTAACCCTAATGGTAATAATCAATTCAAAAAAAATGACAAGACCAAAATTATTTAAGCATCAAGAAGAGGGTGTAATATTTTTAACAGGAAAGAACCCAGTAGGATACCAACGGTTTATTTTGGCCGATGATATGGGTCTAGGTAAGACTCTCCAAGCTATCGTATCCTCCAGAGAAAGCGGATCAGAAAGAATTCTGATAATATGCCCAGCATCATTAAAGATAAACTGGAAAAGAGAAATTGAATCAATATATCCAGAAGATGAAATTAACATCATTAGAGATGGACCAATCAAATGCAAGTGGAATATAATAAACTATGACATTCTCGAGAAGCATTACGAAGAATTATTGAAAATAGACTTTGATTCTATTATTCTGGACGAAGCCCACTACATCAAAGGTAACACCATAAGGACAAAAGCGGTCATTGGAGGGAGAGCAAAGAAGAAATCAGGTATAGTCTCATTCAAAGGTCTATGCAAGGCTGTAGACACGATATATGCCCTTACAGGAACACCAATATTGAATAAACCAATTGAGATGTTCAATTTATTAAAGGCAATCGGTCATCCCCTCGGAGCAAATCAGATGACATTCGCAAAAAAATACTGCGATATGATATGGATGTACAACATCACCGATACTAGGACAGGTAAGAAATTTACAGTCAGTCAGGATAGTTATTACAAGTATTATGGTAACGAACATAAGTTCCCTATCAATTTCAGATTTCCTGATTATAAAGGGGCAAAGAATCTCGATCAATTAAGAAAAGAACTTGAGGGATGGATAATCAGAAGGAAAAAAGATATTCTTGACCTACCTCCGAAGATAAGAGAAGTCCGAGAGATAGAACTAACTCCAGCACAAAAGAAAGAATACGAAAACGCTTGGGATAGTTATTTAGATATAGTCAAGAACAATGACAATATAGACAATATAGTCGATGCCAGACAATTGATAGAGATCAATAAGCTGAAGCAGGTATGCAGTCTTTCTAAGACATCAATAATAGCTGAAGATACTCTCAATATGGTAGACCAAGAAAAGAAAGTGATAATATTTAGCCAATACACTGAAACCATTAGGACTATAAAAGCACTGATTGAGAAAGAAGGAATCAAGTGCGTATCACTTACGGGGGAGAACACCCAAGAAGAAAGACAGCAAGCAGTCGATTCGTTCCAGGGAGACGATGAGACAAAGGTATTCATCGCCAACATCAAAGCCGGCGGAGTAGGATTGACCCTTACTGAGTCGGCAATAGTGATATTTGCTGACATGGTATGGTCTCCAGGAGAACATCGACAGGCCGAGGATAGGGCTCATAGAATAGGTCAAAAAGACACTGTATTCATTTATTACTATATTTGTAACGACACCATCGAGAAATACATATTTGATATCCTTAGCCAGAAGCAGGATATATCCGATCAGGTACTTGATGGAAAGGTGGTTGAAGTCAAGGATAATTCTATGGAAAAAGAAGTAATGAAGAAAATATCAGAGTTGACAAATTATGTAAGATAAAGTAAGATAAGAGCATGAACAAGAAAGAAATAAAAAATAAGATCAAAGATGGATTGTGGCCAAGAGGGTATACTATCAGGGACATGGAATACGAAACCCCCAATGCTGACTATGATCTACTCGTTAACAATAAGTTCAGAGTAAAGATTGTAGAAGACGATTCGGATCTTAACAAGGAGTTGAGCAAGCTAGTAAATACTAAGAAGTACGATGTATTAGCATACATATACGAAAATAAAAAGTATTTTGCAAGCAAGAAGACAGAGGTCTTCACGAGAGACCATGGAAAAGTATTCGAAGTCAAGAATGACACAAAGATATTACAATTAGGGGTCGGCGAAGATAAATAATAACAATAAAAATAAAATGGCAAAAAAAGAAGAAACCAAGAAAGTAGAATTGAAACAGGCAATAGAATTAGCAGAAGAAAAGACAACCCAGCTAGAAGATAGTTGCAGATTCAAAGTAAATAGTCAGCCTACATTCGAAAAGGCAGGGGAGATGCTTAAGTCTCTAAAGGAATATAAGAATTTTGTTCAGGAGCAAAAGGATAGCATAGTTAAACCTCTTAATGAAGCACTTAAGAATGCAAGGGCAGTTTTTGCTCCGGTCGAAGATAGGATAGCAACAGTCGAGACATATCTGAAGGGGTCAGTCCTAAAATACAATCAGAAACTCCAAGAGGAAGCTAAAAAGAGGGAAGCTGAAGCCCAGAAAAGAATAGAATCAGGAGAAAGCTTTGAGACAGCGACAAAATCAGTAGGAAGAGTAGAGGAAAAGATTGCTGCTATACCTACGAGGAAAGTCCAGAAATTGGTAATAGATGATCTAGTAGCTATTCCTAGAGACTTCCTAGTACCAGACGAATCAAAGATTAAAGAAGCCCTGAAATCGGGATACAAGGTCGCTGGTTGCAGATTAGTAGAAGAAGAAATAGTGGTTAATACATTCAAATAATATGGCAGAAGAAAAAAAGGTTACAATGCTTTCAATAGATGAGAAGATAGTTGAAATTTGTAATGATATTGATTTATCTCAGAAGGATGGTAAAAACAATTTCAAAGGATTCGAGTATTTTCAGCCAGGACAAATAAATAATGCTCTGAATCCTCTCTATAAAAAGTATCGCATAACTGTATACTTCCATCATCTTCCATGCGGTACTCACGAAAAGACCATTATAGAAAAAGAGAAAGAGAGAGAGAAGACTACAATAAAGACAGTCAAAGATTACAAGTGTAGACTAGAAGTTATAGACAATGAAAGTAAGGAAAAGAGAAATTTTATTGCAATTTATCCTGAAGCAGAGATTCAAGGAGCTACAGATATTCAAGATGCAGGAGGAACTATGACATATGCTAAGAGGTACATGTTAATGAATCTCTTTAATATAGCAGAAAATACAATAGATCCAGACAATCAGCCAACCAAAGAAAAAAAGGGAGGAAAGACAGTCCTGGAGATATGCGAAACTATAAAGAAAGCCAAGACTGAAAGTAAGCTAGATGAGTTCTGGGATTGGATAGATGAAGCTAGAGGGTATACAGAAACTCAAAGGAATGTAATCAGAAGGACAATAGAGGAAAGAAGGAAAGAGATATGCGAATAAAACCATATCTATCATATTCTCAGTATAAGGCTTATAGGTCAGGCCAGTACAAGCGGATATACATTGATGGATTCAAAATAGATAATCCAGGAATAAGACTAGGAAAGAAGTTTGCAGAATTCATGGAAAGCAAAGAGGAGAAGAGCGATATAAAATTCTTCTCTCTTGCTAAAAATATCATACCTAAGCCATTAGAGAGAGAAAAAAAGATACTGGTAGATTGGGAAGGAATACCAATTTACTCAATTCTTGACGGATATGACGAAGATCCTATTATTCATGAATACAAGACAGGAAAGACTGCATGGACTCAGGCAAAAGTAGATAAAGATGAGCAACTTACTTTCTATGCTCTAGCTGTATGGTTACTTACTGGAAATTTACCTAAGAAAATATGGCTATACTGGCTTCCTAGAGACGATAGCGGACTTACTGGAGGATTACATGTATTTGAGACTACAAGGTCCTTAAAAGATTTTATAAAGCTTTATCCAAAGGTAAAAGATGCATGGATAGGAATAGAAGAATTAATTAATAATTTAATATGAACGAAAAACACTTTTATATCAAGATAACTTCTATCCAAGAAGTCGAAACATTCGCAGCTGATAGTGTAGAGGCAATTCAGAAAGCTAAAGAGATCCTAGGCCTCAATGAGAAAACGGTCAAGGATGTAAAATATGCGGTGAAGATAGTGAAGCAGAAGGAAACAAATAAGCCTCAGACCGAGAAGTTGCCATTAAGATGAGGCCGATACCTGAAAAGATGAAGCGAGAGATGTCCGTAGATCCTTATTATGAGAAGTGCGCAATCTGTGACGGAAAGTGCCAAGGAATAATAACATGGGAACATTGCTGGATATATGCAGGAAGACAGATAAACGAGAAGTGGGCCATAATACCTATATGTGAGTTCCACCATGGACTAGGAATATACTTCGGACGGGGAGGATTGAATAAGAACATCAATCAGCTGATATCATTAATGAGAGCCACTCCTGAAGATTTAATCAAATACCCAAAGGTCGATTGGGGTGGAGAATTTAGAAGAGTGTTATATAATCTTAAAAATGAAGATAAAACCGGTATTCTACGCATCAGTGAGGAGCGGGGGATTAGTATACCAGGACCCGATGAGATTAAGGAATTACTTGCTAGGCTTTCCTGAAGGGACAGAAATAGAGGTAAGCCCGAGGAAGAAGTTTAATAGGAGAACTTCAAAACAGCCAGGAGAAAAAACTAATTTCAATGGTTACTATTGGAAGTTCATAGTAGGAAGTATTGCCGATGAATTAGGAGAGATAGGGGAAGAAGCTTATGATAGGATACATCAGTGGATCCAAATCAATATCGGTAATTTCAAGGAAATGCCAGATGGTACAAAAGTTGCTGGAAACACAAGCAATATGTCTAGTGGAGACTTCGCAGCAATGTGTAGTAGGGCAAGAATGTGGGCTAATATTCCGGGGAATGTTTGTGAGTACGGATTATATATCCCAGAACCATATGAGCAAGCCTTAGAAGAATAACATGAGTATCCTAATAGAACTATTAAAAAGGCCGATAGCTTATCACCCAATAATAGCGAAGGCATTCGGCTCGACTAACCTCGCTATAATGTGGTCACAATTCTTCTACTGGTCAACAAGGACTAGGAATGAAGAAGGATGGATCCACAAGACAAGAGAGGAAGTGTTCGAGGAAACGGGACTGACAAGAAGAGAACAAGAGACAGCCAGAAAGATAGGGAATAAATTAGGAGTATTAGAAAGCATAAGGATGGGTCATCCATGTACAGTCCACTTCAGGGTCAACCTGGAGAAGACAGAAGAACTGATAAGACAGTACACAGGAGACACAGAGGAAAAACAGCCAGTTTCTTACATAGAATACATGATAGGTAGCAATGAAAGACCTATCCACATAATAGGAATATTCGCTCGAGAGAAAGGAATAGCGATACCGACCAAGACCATATATGAATCGCTTAAAAAGAGACATTACAAGCCAGCGAGCCTATTAGAGGGGTATAGTGACGAAAAGATAATAAAGACCATCAAGAAGCTGGAAAAACTGGAATACATTAAGAAATTTACCCTCGAGACAGTCCTGAAGTACATCGATGAGAAAGAAGAAAGAAGGATCATCGGATTCAAGGACATATCTAAAGAGGGGACTATTTATAAGCAACCAATTTACGAAAAAGTATGAACATAGAGAATATTGAAATAACCAAGGACTGTATCCAGAAAGTATCCAACATAGGAAACGATATAGTGCATAATATCTGTAATGGGGAATCGTATATAATCCCATGGGGGTCGGCAGACTGGATATTTAATATAGCTATTTTGTCATTATTTGCCATAACTACAATCACATTATTGGCAATGGTAGTAGTAGTAATAATAGGAGCAATTAATTTATTTATAGAAAAATGGAGACAAAACAAATGGAATCAAGAAAAGTAAAGATGACAGTGACAGACAGGTTCGGGAATTTGAAAGATATATTCCTGATTCCTGTAAATTACAAGAAAGACCCCACTCCTTATATCGAGATAAAGTATAATGATAAAGACGACCCAAGAAACAGATCAACCAGAAGAGCAGATGATAGGTGGAATAGGTTATCACCACAAAGACAGAAGAAACAACATCAACAGTACATCCATGACCAGATAGTGGCATATCGAAGGAGGAACCGACTGATAAGGGAATATAGCCAGAAGATTGCTAGAATCGAAAGTGATTACGAATATGTATATAACAAAGAAATTCCAGAAAAGAAGAAACAAGAATTCAAAGGATTGAATATTGAGTTAAGAAAGGTCGAAAGATTAATAGTTAATATGTAAACAGATGGAATTTAACGAATATATCATATCATCTACAATGACAGTATGCTTCGTGATATGTAAGCTTACAGGGATAATAGACTGGCCATGGTTGTGGGTACTAGCACCAATATGGATACACTTAATATTTATAATAATACTTCTATTAATCCTATCAATATGCATAACGATAGCCAATCTAATTGACTTGAAATGATTAAAAAAAAGTAGTATAATTAATCAAAGCAATATGATTATCGAAATAACATTCGCATTTTTACTAGGGATAATCTCAGGGGTTGGAATATCAACCCTTGTTTTGCTGTTTATAAGGGATAACCATAAAATTGAACATGGCCTAAAAAAGATATACCAACCAAAAATAAAAAAAGGATTTATACCTGCTAATTCCGAAGAGGAGCAATCGACTATAGATTATTATAATCAAGATAAAGATATAAAAATAAAATGAGCGAAGAAATAAAACCACCAGAGCAAGTAAACCAAAGCACACCAAATCCAAGGATACAGGAATTCTTGAATAAGCTTAAAGAAGTAATGGATGCTTATGAACTTGATATCGTTCCAGGATTACAATATACACCTAATGGGGTATTCCCAGCCTTGAGCATAGTAGAAAGGAAGAAATCCGGGGAACAGATATTCAAAGAGATAGTAAATAATCAACCTAATGAAGAAAAAAATGAAGGCATTAACTGAATTCGTCCAGATAGAATCAAAGGAAGATACTAACGTATCATTCCATGTGAGCGACTCCCAGATAATGACAGGTAATGTCATATCTGTGGGAGATGAAGTAAAAGAGGTAGCAAATGGCGATCAAGTCATATTCGATAAGTACAAGGCAATCGAGCATTCTATCGAGGGGAAGAAATACTACTTCCTTAATTATAAAACTTTAATCTGTAAACTATGAACAGGAAAATAATATCAATCGGAGACGATAACAAGAAGAGAATGAAGACAGGAATGGATACAGTCCATCAATTAGTATCCAGCACCCTAGGACCGAAAGGATTGAACATAACTCTTGATAGGGGGTTCTCAGTACCAATCACTACCAATGACGGAGTATCAATCTGCAAGGCCATAGAACTTAACGATGAGATAGAGAATCAAGGGGTAGAAGTAATCAGGGAAGTAGCTAGCAAGACCAACGAGCAGGCTGGAGACGGTACTACGACATCAATCGTCATAGCACATGCCTTGATCGAGGAAGCTTCGAAGTACAGCGAGAACCCAATGGAAATCAGAAGGAAACTGGAAGCTGCCAAAATCAAAGCAATAAAATCACTTAAGGAAATCAGCCGAGAAGTCAAAGGAAAAGATGAGCTTCTTAACCTCGCTTCAATATCTTCAGAAAGCGAAGAGATAGGAAAGATAATCTGCGACACTATCGAAGCAGTAGGAGAAGACGGAGTAATCAGCGTAGAAGAAGGTAAGTTTCCATTCATCGAATCAAAAATAACCGAAGGATATGAAGTAGCAAAAGGATACGCTTCTCCATACATGGCTAATAACGGTCAGAAAGCAATCTATGAGGATGTCTCATGTTTCGTAGTAGGGGACAAGATAAGCACTATTACCGAGATATTGCCTTTCATTCAAAGAGCTTGTGCCACGATTAAGGAATTGGTAATATTCTGCACCGATGCAGATACAAGTGTAATCAATACATTCATTGCAAATAAGCAGACAGGAATGTTCAATGGATTGATAATCAAAGTAGCTTCCCAGAAGAACGAAATCCTGGAGGATATCGCCTTATACACTGGAGCAACCATGGTATCAAAGGACACCGGATTCAATCTAGCAGACCTAACTATGGATGTCCTCGGTAAGGCCGACAAGATAATCTGCGAGAAGGATAAGACTATAATCACCGGAGGAAAAGGCAAAGCCAAGACAGAAGAGAAGATTGCCGAACTCAAAGAACAGCTCAAGACTCTAAAGAGCGACAATGAGTACGACTTAGTAGAAAAGCGAATAGCAAGACTCCATGGAGGAGTAGCAGTCATATCGGTCGGAGCAGGCACAGAGACAGAAATGAGATATCTTTATTACAAGGTAGAAGACGCTGTCAATGCTGTCAGGTCAGCCAAGGAAGAAGGAGTAGTAGCAGGCGGAGGTATGACCCTTTATAAAGTAAGCCAGACCCTATCAGACAATGACATCGGAGAGAAGATTCTCAAGGAAGCTCTCAAGGCTCCGCTAAAGACAATCATCAACAACTGCGGCAAGGACTACACCGACATCATCAAGAACATGCCAGAAGGCCAAGGATATGACGCTAGCAAGGACGAATACTGCGACATGATCGAGAGAGGTATTATTGACCCGACAAAGGTCGAAAGGTGTGCCATAGAGAACAGCGTATCCTTCGCTGCAACATTCATCACCAGCAAGGGAACTATTGCTTATAAAGTAGAAGAACAGAAATAATATGATAGAGGAAATAAAAACTATTTGGTGTAATAATCCAAAAAAAGCAGAACCATTAATTCAAATAGTAAAGAAAGTTAATGAACTAATAAGATTTTGTAATTCTTTAGAAAAGAAAGAAGAACCAATAGAAAAAGAAGGGGTGAATATTGTTCATTTTTCTAGATGGCCAGGAATTTGTGAAATGGCTAGGATAATAGAATCTAGTGGAAAAGTGGATTGTATAATAATGGATGAAGAAGTCTATAATGCATACGATAATACCTTAAGAGATATTATGGGAGTAAGGAACTATCCTAAACTCCCACATCTATTATTCAGAGGAATTAAAGTATATAAAAGCTCATGTTCAAATGCAAATGCGGTCGAGAAGTAAGTAAGCTCCAATACATCGATGGAGAGAAATCATGCGAACATTGTAACCCAACCTCTCTATCAGGACAATTCGAAAGAAGACTCCTGATGGATAGGCAGGTGCATGAAAGGGATATCCTCCAAGCATGGAATCCTAACGGGACCAGGAATGAAGACTTCATCAAAGTATACGGAGAGACAATTTATAAGAAAAGACCTAAACCACCAAAAGAATAATAAAATTAAAAATAAAAAAACAATGGCAGAAGAAGACAAAACAATAGATCCATATGAAGCATGTCAACCATCTCCAGGAGGATTTAGAGAATTCTCTTTTGGAGAAAAGGCAGTAGGGTTAACTTTTAATCCATCACAAGATGAAGGAGTTAAAGTTTGCAAAGAAATTTTTGCAGGAGCAATAGATCAGATGGATATGCTAAGAAAGAACACCCAATCACCAGAACAAATGAGACTTGCTTCAGTGGCAATTACCGAAATGCAAACAGCTCAGATGTGGGCAGTAAAAGCATTAACTTGGAAAGATTAATAAAAAAACACTATGACATTTAGCCAAGCACTCGAATTAATAAAAACAAACAAGCAAGTGTGGAGACAAGTATGGAAAGGAGAGAAATACCTTACCATTAAGATCCCGCCAGAAGCAGAAAGTGTCATCATGTTACTTGATACAGATGGCAAACTGAAAGAATGGACTCCACTGCAGGAGGACATCTTAGCAGATGATTGGCTTCAAGTAGCATATTCATCAGGTAGTTAGTTCATCGCCGGTTATCAGGTCCCGCTGATAGTCGGCATGAGTTAATTAAATAAAGAAGAATAAGAATGAAAACCGAAAGAAAAACAAAACCTAAGGCAGCTCTCAAAGAAGAGAAGAAAAAGAAGAGAGGATCATTAAGGCAAAGGATAGCCATAATAAAACTGGTTGAAAACGGTGGAAACGTTTCTAAGGCGATGAGAGAGGCTGGATATAGCAAGAAAACTGCTATCAATCCTAAGAAGCTGACAGAGAGCAAAGCATACCAAGAGATATTAGGAAACTATCTCCCTGATGAATTATTAGCACAGAAACATCTTGAACTTCTGAACAAAGAAGAAGTTATATTGAAGAATAATGTCACTACTGGAAAGATAGAAGCCATTTATACTGGAAGAGTAGATACTAACGCAGTCAAGTCAGCTCTCGATATGGCTTATAAACTGAAAGGCAAATACGCCCCAGAAAAGTCAATCAATCTCAATATGAACATCAAGCAAGACAATCCTCAGCTAGAGAAGATAAGGAAGATGTACGATGAAGAAGTGAAGAAGCAGATAATAAAACAAATTGAAAATGAATAATATGGACTACGAACTAGCTAAAAAACTAAAAGATGCAGGGTTTTCACAAAGAGATGATCTTATAGAAGTAGAAAGTAAAAGAGAGTTTTTCCATAATGGAGGATATCATTTACTCAGAGAAAATGGAGATGGAAGCGACGGATACCCATATCAAGAAGAAAATGATAGAACAATGAGGTTAGAATACTTTACATGGGAATATGTTCAAGAACATAAAAATTTAATCGTTTATATTCCAACACTAGAAGAACTCATTAAGGAATTTGGAGATAGGTTTGGAGCATTAACTCAATTTGATAGAGAGAAAGGAAAGGGTTGGTTTGCTGCCGGACATAAAGTTATTTGGGATAGTGATGAAGATGGATTTATTCAGTGTAGTGGAGATGAACCCGAGGAAGCAGTTGCCAATTTATGGTTAGGAATAAATAATAAAAATGAATGATATGTCTTACAAAATAAACACAGAATCAAAAACAATTGTAATTTATAGTGCAACAGTACCAGAAATATTAGATTTATTAAAAGGAGCTGAATATCTTGATTATAAGATTGTATCAAAAACAGAATTATATATATCACCTGATAGAAATGATAAACAATACAGTCCACCATATAATCCTAATGGACCAATATGTTAAAACTAAAATCTAATGGAAATATCAATAATAGACTGGATACTCTCTAATGAGATAAAAAACGAGAAAGGAGACCTGATAGAATTTACTAAGCATTTATTCTTATTCGATATATACTGCGATCAATCACAAAACCTTGTAGTAATTAAACCAGCCCAAGCAGGATTATCAACACTAGAGATACTAAAGAACTTCTATGACGCAAAGAATAATAAGATGGATATCATATACACGTTACCGACAGACAGCGATGTCAATGTATTCGTAGGAGGTAAGGTGAACCGTATCATAGCCCAGAACCCAATCCTGCTCGATTATGTGAAAGACAAGGACAGTATCGAGCAGAAGCAGATAGGGAACTCGATGATATACTTCAGGGGAACCTTTACGAAGAAAGCAGCTATCATGGTCACAGCCGACAGACTGGTCAACGATGAAAAGGACAGCTCGAAGCAGGACGTAGTAGCAGAGTACCAAGCAAGGTTGCAACACAGTAAGTTCAAGCAAAGGCATACATTCTCCCATCCATCAAGCGACAATTACGGAGTAGATGTAGAATGGAGACAATCGGACCAGAAGGAATGGTTCATCAAATGTCATCATTGTGGACACGAGCAATACCTCTCCTGGAGCTTGAAGAAGACCAAGGACATGAGCATAGACCTAGACAAGAAGATCTATGTCTGCAAAAAGTGCCGAGGAGAATTGAAAGACAAGGACAGGGCCATAGGGGAATGGAAAGCCAAAGTTATTAGAGACAAAGACGGTAACAGAATAGTCCCAAAATACTCCGGATATCATATCAGCTTGCTAATGGCCCCTTGGGTCAGTGCAGAAGAGATCATAGACAAGTTCAATGACACAGAGACCACAGAGGACTTCTTCTACAACAAGGTACTAGGATTGCCTTATGTAGGAAAGAACAACAAATTAGGCAAGGAAGCGTGTCTTGATAATTGTAGCGATAAAGTACCAGCACTAAAACAGTCTGACAGACTTATTTTGGGCATAGATACGGGACTTAACCTCGATTATGTATTTGGCAACACTAATGGACTTTACTACGCTGGAGAAGGGCAAAAATGGGACGAAATGGACATCATAATGCAGAGATATCCAAAGTGTATAGCAGTAGTCGATGCCGGAGGAGACCTAATAGGGACTAGAGAGTTCCACCAGCGATGGAAAGGAAGAGTCTATCTATGTTATTTGACTGAAGACAACAACGATGACCCGACTTGGAACAAGAAGTTTGAAGTGAGAGTGGACAGAAACAAATACATCCAGCTCTGCGTAGATGAGTACATCAAAGGAGTCATACCATTATCCGGGACAGAGAACGACTGGTATGAATACTGGCTAGACTGGAACAACCTGACTAGGAAGGATATAGTAGACCCGGTAACCAATCAGATCAAGCGTAGGAAGTGGGTAAGGAACGGTCGAGACCACAAAGCTCTTGCCACCGTATTCTGGAGAGTAGGAATGACAAAGTTCAGCGGAGGAGGGGGATATATAACCAAAGATGACAAGGACATAGATATCCCAGTAGCCCCGAGGAGAGATATAAAAGGTAATATGGAACTAATAATGCCAGACAAACAATATGAGTCAGATTGGAGATACAACTAAAATAGAACTGAATAGGGAAGATGCTGAGCTGCTTACCATAGTAATGAAGTATAGGAAACAGTTCAAGTTCATGATAATAGCTGGCATTTTCGATATCCATAGAGGTAATGCGACTATCAATTTCAAGGACAATGGAGACATCCAGAGCATAGAGAAAAAAGAGTTCTTATACGAGAAAGATATCGAGAAAAAAGGATTGACAAAAATATCCTAGGAGCTATAATATAGTAAAGATTATAAAAGCCACTTACGAAAAAGGGCATCACGACTGTGATGTCCTATCTTTATATGAAAATTACAGATTCATTTTTCAGCTTATTCGGTGGAACCAATAAGGCAAAACCTAATAAGGTTAATGATCAAGAAGGCGTAGTGGAAAGCTATAGCGAACTTACTCTTGAAAAAAGCGATGAAGACTTACTACAACTAGCAAGCAGATGGGAGCATGTATATGGGAATTCAGATGTAAAGAAAAGGATCCACGAAGAAGGTGGTACTAACGAGAAATACTGGCGTGGAAGACAATATCCTGATACTGAATACGATAACAGCAAGAGACCTCTCACTGACAACATAATATTCGAAGCAGTGGAAACGATGATACCGCTTGCTACTCAGCAGAACCCAGATCCGATAGTATTATGCAAAGATACAGAACAGGCTAAAAGCATATACAAAGCACTTACATATTTGTCAAACTACAACTTCCTGAAGACAAAACTGAAAAAAGGAGTGAGACACTGGACAATGAGATTCGTTGGTTGCTGGCAACTAGGATATGACGGTATAGACAACGAGATAGTAGTCAAAGCTCTCCATCCTAAAAAATTGATAATGGATCCAAATTCATGCATTGAAGAAGGAGAGTATCAAGGAGAATTCTTAGGGGTATTACAGAATGATATAGCTTCTACTCTAGTCCTTAAATTCCCAAATAAAGAAAAAGAAATAAGAGATCTAGTGGATGGAAAGATGGGAAGCAAAGTAAACTACACTCAATGGTGGACCAATGAATACATATTCTATAAGGTAAACGATATCATTCTAGGAAAATACAAGAATCCTCACTGGAACTATGACAAAGAGACATTCAAGATGGACGAATTCGGAGAACAGATACAGGAGATGATTCCAGGAAAGAATCACTTCGCCTCACCAAAGATGCCATTTGTATTCCTGACTACCTTTGATTTAGGAGAAGACCCAGCCGATGACACTTCCCTAATATCCCAATCAATAGTCAATCAGGACAACATCAACAAGCGATTGAAACAGATAGACAAGAATGCTGACGGAATAAACGGAGGATGTGTAGTCAGTGAACAGGCATTCAACAAGGAACAGGCCGCTCAGGTAGCCCAAGCCAGACGAGAGGGAAGGACAGTAGTAGTCCCTGAAGGAATGGCAATCGGAGACGCTATAATGTTCCCGGATGTACCTCAATTGCCAAGTTCATTATTTGCAACATTGAATGATGGCCGAGACAGATTATTCTCACGATTCGGAGCAGCAGGATCAACAGCCCAAGAAGGAAAAGAGAGTACAGTCAGAGGAAAGATAATCGAAGGCAATCAGGACTCAAGCAGGATAGGAGGAGGAGTATCAGAATACCTAGAGATAGCGGCCGCTAGGATATTCAACCACATGCTCCAGATGATATATGTGTACTACGATTCACCTCACTTGATAGCGAACATAGGAGAAGCCAATGCGACTGAAATGATAACCTTATCCAGAGATGAAATAACAGAAGATAAGATATTGATAACAGTCCAGAACGGATCAATGATACCACAGGACGAACTATCAGCTTACAATGAATCAATGGCATTATGGGAGAAAAAAGCAATCGACCCATTGAGCCTTTATGAGAAATTGAAAGACCCTAATCCTAAGGAAAGAGCTATGAAACTGATGATATTCCAAAATGACCCACAGAGATACATGGCAGAATACTTAGGAATACAGCCGACAATAATGCCAGGAATGGAAATGGGAGCAGTAGGAAATGAAACAGGCCAACCATTGCCACAGCCAGAAAAACAGCAAGAGAGCGACATTATAAAGTCAGTTCCAATGAATCCAATATAAACATATGCCTAAATTCTTAGAAGAAAAACTGAAAAAGGAATACGGAGCAAAGTCAGATATTCCTTATAAGATAATGAATGCTAAAGGTTATATGAAAGGAAGTAAGGAAACATCCAAAGGTAGGTCGGCAGAAAAGAAACACGAAAGGGAGATGAAGCATATAAGAAAAATGATAAAAAAATAACATGTCTGAAGAATTAGAAACCATGTCAGATTACGAAAAAAGAGAAAAGGCCATGAAAAAAGAAATAGAGAAGATGGCCAAAAAATCGGACAACAAAGTATTGAACTCTCTAGCCAGACAGAATAACGATGAACTAAAAGAACACTGTAGTATGGCCAGGAGAATATTCAATGAGTCAATGGATATGTATGAGAACGGAGTACTAAAGACGTTTACAGAGTTTGTTAGTGACCTCACAGGTGCTCTCAAGGCAATGGATAAGCACGAGAAGAGCGAACCTGTAAAAGAAGAAAAGAAAGACCATGGTAAAGATTGGAAACCAGTAAATTATTAATTAAAAAGGCTTAACATCTTGAGCCTATAATCAAAGCTGATTAAATTATGCCAGAAGAAAACATTTTTGCGGATGTCATCAAAGAGGAAACCCCAGTGGATTCCTTAAATGACAGTGGAGAGCAAACTCCACCAGAGTCGCAACCTGATACCAAACCAGAGGCAGAAAAGAAAGAGGAAGTCAAAGAAGTTCCCTTCCATAAGCACCCTAGATGGATTCATAACCAAAAAGAGCTTAAAGAAGCTAGGGATAGGATATCCCAGTTAGAAGAATCCATGAAGGAGGCATATCATTCTAACAAGGATGATGAAGTAAGTGTTCCCGATTGGTGGATAAAGCTATACGGGAACGATGAAAGGTCTATCGAAGGATTCAAGGTGTTCGCACAGGCCAGTCAGATTGATAAGGAAACAATCAAGAAAGAGATACTGGAAGACATGCGAAAAGAAGCCGAGAATGAATCACAGATAGAGAGAGAGATAGCAGAAGGAATCAGAAGGCAACTCGATGAGATAAAGGAAGAAGGTGTCAAGTTCGAGGAAAACGAATTGATGAAATTCATCCTGGATTACACAGATGAATTCGGAGATGCCCTTCCTAAACTCCCAGAAGGAGGTTACGATTTCAGAAAAATAATAAATCTTAAGAACCGAATCTCACCAGCACCGCAGGACAATACATCCGATGAGAAGAAGAAGATAGCCGATGTCACAATAAGACATAATAAGGTTACATCTAAGGATACTATTCCTGTATTCGATCCTCGAATGAGGGGAGACTGGAAAGAGAGAGGTTTCTAAATAAATGTCAAGATTAAGCACAACAACTAACAATTACCTTTTACCAAAGGTGACTGATAATGTCTTGAGGGAAAATGTGATAGCCAGTCTTGTCCTTACGAATCCAGAGAAATGGAGGGGAGAATACCTGAAGAAATCTATCAAGGTATCTAAGAACACCAATGGCACATCTTTCACAGGATTTCAGGCATTACCAAGTCAAGCAGTAAACACAAGACAGTATCTAGTATTCTATCCTAAGTTCTATCAGATCGATGTAACATTGCCTTTCACAGAAATGGCAGTCAACTTGACTGATGACGACAGAATATTAGACTTAGCAGAAGCAGAAATGACTTCTTCAGGACAGGATATGGCAGACTCTATTGGTGATATCCTATACGGAGACGGAACAGGAAATGGATCACTTGATTTCGATGGATTAGGAAACATGATAGATGACGGTAGTAACGCCGCTACATACGGTGGACAGTCCAGGACAACATACCCAGTATTGGATTCAGTTTATACAGATGCTTCTGGTACATTGTCCTTAGCTAAGATGGCAACTCAATACAACGGACAATCTGATGGAACTATCGTTCCTACAATCGGATTAGCAGACAGGAACACTTACTCATTGTATGAACAGCTTATCGAACCTAAGAACAGGATCTATATCACCCTTAACGATATCGAACAGAGAAAGAAAGGATTAGTAGGTACAGCTGGATTCGTAGGTCTTGAGTACAAGGGATTCACTATCACTCCAGACAGGAAAGTCCCACTAGACAGCGCTGGAGCAGGACAATTATTGTTCTTGAATGAGAGATTCATCCACTTCACTGCACTAGAGAGATTCCCAGAGTCACAACCAGTACAGTACAAGGACGCTCAGTTCGAAGGTAACGACTACAATAAGAACACCATCAAAGGAATGGGATTCCACTGGACAGGATGGGTAAAACCAGTCAACCAGATGGCATTCGTAGGCCGTATCATCCTTGCTGGACAGTTCTGGACAGACGCTCCAAGGAGACAGTCAAGACTATACAATATCTCGAACGTATAATTAACATAAGCCTTTTACCCCGAGCTTAAAGACTACGGGAGAGGGAAAAATACAAAGTTATGAAATTTTTAAGAGACCTTATCCCAGGTCTAAAATATGGATTCAAAATACTTCAGAACGAAATCGCTAATTACGGAATTTATACGTTCGGTAACGTATATTGGGTGGATCCCGTAAATGGTAGCGACACCAATGACGGATTGACTAGTACATCATCCTTGGCTACGTTGGCCGAGGCTAACAGCAAGATCACTACTAACAATCAGGACATGATACTGATTGCTGGAACGTCAACCGGCAATGCAGTAACTTCGATGTTAGATTTTTCAAAGAGCAGGAGCCATATCGTCGGCTTAGGTGTAGGAATGCGTAAATACGGCCAGAGAGCAAGAATAACAATGGGAGTGACTGCTACTACTACTGACGTATTCATGCTTAAGAACACCGGAGTAGGTAACTCATTCAGCAATATAAAGTTCTCTACCGGTAACACTCTTTCACAGGCTATTGCTGCAGTGGGAGAGGGAGGAGAGTATTCTTCATATAGCAACTGTGAGTTCTATAATTCTACTGATCTAGACAGCGATACTACAGCAGAATTGGTTCTTAACGGAGACAGCGCCCAGTTCTTTGATTGTACATTCGGTTCACTAGCAGATTCAGTTAGTGGAAATAAGGTAAGACCAGCAGTTTACATGGCCAAGGATACAGTAGGAGCTGGAAAGG